GCCCTTTTCCTGGGCTGCGACAATCTGGTTCGGTGTCATGGTTTTGAGTTGTGCTTCGGTGATTTGGCCTTGCTCGCCGGTCCCGCCGGTCTGCTCGATGCCGCTCGCGCCAGCCGCCCGGGCCGCCTTGAGTGATGCGTTAGCGGTCACTGCTGCCGTGATGGCTGCTGCGACTGCTGCCCCGTCCGTGGGGTCCAGCCCCTGGACGGAAGTCATGAAGGAGTTGGAGTCCAACAGTTTGGTGGGGTCCGCTCCGGCCGTGGAGGCGGCCTTGAAGATGGCGAGCTCCCGGGCTGTGGTGGTTTTGGCTGTGCGTTCGGCTGCGAGATCCTTGGCGAGCTGCGCCGGGTCAGGGGCGGTCTCGCCTTCCTTGGTGAGGCCGAGCTTCTGGAGGAGTTCGTTGCGGGCTTCGTCGGCGGCCGTCTTTTTCGCAAGGATGCGGTCGTCGCCGTTCTGCTTCCGGAGCTTCTCGATCTCTGCCCGGGCCGATGCGGGGTCATCCCAGATGTTTTTCTGTTCGCCCTGCTGCTGGCCCTCACCGGCGCCGGAACCGTCACCGGCTCCATCTGTGCCGCCTTGCTCCTGCTGGCCGCCCTCCGCGCCTTCACCGCCCTCGCCTTCTTCCATGACGGCATCCCCGAAGGCCAGCCGATGGTGGGCGAGAAGGGCGTCAATGCCGCCGGGGGCGTAGGGGTCAATGCCGTGGATGGTGCGTGTCATGGTGTCCTCCCGGAACGGTTGTGAGGGGTTGGTTAGAGCCAGCCGAGGCGGGCAAACAGGCGTTCAAAGTCGCCCGGGGTAACAATTTCGGGGATGTCCTCGAACAGGTGCAGGTCCGCGGCGTTGTAAATGTCATCGGACAGTTGGGAACAGTTCTCGTTCGGCCGCCGGGACAGCCACCGGGCGACCCAGCCGTCGACCTTCCGGCCGGTGATCCGCTGCCAGAGCAGGGGCCCGTAGATCGCGTAGTTGTACGGGCTGCCTTCGTAGTCGGCGGCGGCGTCACGAATCAGGGTGCGCTGGTCGTCGGTCAGGCCGAACCGTGACCACGTGAGCTCCGGGTAGTCGCTGATGGGCCGGTACCGTGCCCCGCCCGGCTCCGCGCTCATGCACACGGTTTCCGAGACGGCCACCACCACGTGGTGTGTGTGGGAGTTGGTGGCCCACTCGATGCACTTGCCCACCCAGCCAGTGGAGTGCCGCCTAAGCCCGATCTGCCCGGTCAGCATGGCGCCGCCGCCTCTCCTTGACCCAGACCTTGACGCCGTATGCGGCAACTGCGGCAAATACGCAAGCCGACTGCCATTCCCCAGAGATGAGGAAGTAGGTAGCCAGTACCAACGCGATGCCAATGACGATCGCAAGCTCTGCCATGGTGACTCCTGTGAGGGTTTATTTGTTGCCGAGGTTCAGTTGTTCGCGGCGGGTGCGCCGGGTCAGGCCCGATTGGTTGACGAAGGCGCGGACGTTGGCCTGCGCAGCCCTGACGTCACGGCCAGCGGCGGCACGGTCGGGCGGTGTGAGTGCGGCGGCCTGCACCTGGCGGGCCTGCCTCACGGTCCGTTCAAGGGCGCGGAGCTTCTGCGTGTCCCGGTACTTGGCTTCGTCGGCCGCGGTCCACTGGTTCGGCTTCAGGACCGTGAAGCCGGGCAGGTACGCCGTGAGGGTGTGCTTGCAGTTCGGGTGGAACAGCCCGGCGGCCATGGCGTCCTCGATGGTGGCCGTCACGGTGAACGTGTGGCCGTCCTCCGTCACCGTGCCGGGGGTGTCGGCCAGCACCATGCCCTCCCACGGGGCGCAGAGCGGGCAGGGACGGCCTGTCGTTGAGATGGTGAAGTAGTTGATACCGGCGAGGGTCAGCCGCTCCCTGTGACTCGCGTTGTAGGCGCGTTGGGTGGCGGTGCGGGTAGCCATCTCCACATAGGTGGCCAAGTTCCACTCACGGCCCTTGGCATCGGTGAAGCCGGTGACGCCGCGGCTAGTGAGTTCCCGCCATGCCTGCGCCTGTGCCTCCTGCGGGGTTGCCGCGCTGAAGCTGTTCCGGACGATGTCGCGGGCCGGGTTGATCTGCACCAGGGCGCCCGAGGCCACCGCGGCCCGGTAGGCGTCATCCGAGTACCGTGTGATGCGTTGGGCTGCCGCACCCAGCCGGGTGGCCAGGTCTTCCGCGATGGCAGCGGACGCGGTCACGTCGTGGGGGAGGATCTTCGAAACCGGGCTTGCGGTGAAGGTCTTCACAGACCGTTCGAGTGCCCGCACTTCCCGCGCCGCCGTGGCGTCACCGTTCCGGGTGGCTGTTGCCGCTACCTCAGTGGCCAGGGTATGGACCTTGGCCATGACCTCGTGCGAGGTTTCGAGGGCGAGCCGGTCCAGCCCGCCCCGCAGTGATGGGGCCAAGGCCGGATTCAGGATCGCAGCCCGCACCAGCACGGCTGAGCCGGTGACCAGCCGGGCCTCGGCCGCCGCGAAGACGACCAGGACCGCGGCGGCCAGCTGGTCAACCGTTGATGGCAGGGACTCAGTGGATTGGGTCTCTGCCATCAGTCATCCAATCGTCAGGAGCGTAACCATTCCGGAAGAGGCGGCAGCTGCACAGTCTGACCGGCCAGCGCGTGCGTTGAGTCGCTCAGGAACTCGATGTGCCCGTTGCGCACGAACGAATGGCAACGTGGGGCCGTAGTTACGTTCTCCGGTGCGAGAAGCGCGTCCCACTCCAAGTCCTCATTGATGAACTTCTTCCGCTCGTAGACGAGCACGGACGGGGAGATGGTCAGGGTTTCACCTGCCCCCGTCACCTGCCATGCGTCACTGACCATGTGGAGGTCGTCGCATCCTGGGCACCAGAACTTAGTCATGCCATCTCCCTGCGTATCTCGGCTCTGGCTTCACGGCGGACCCTGCGGTGGGTGTCTCGCTTGATGGCTTTGACCACCCCGGCGCGGTGGAGGTAGCAGTAGATCTTCCGCCACCCCGTGTAGGCGTCTTGCTCATCCGCTGTCACGATTGCTTGCCTGCCCATGCTGTGCCGTGCCATCGGCCAGGCTCCCATCGTCAGGGTGGAGGAACATCGGGTCCGGCAGGGCGGCAGGCATTGCGGCTTGCTGCTCCGCCTGAATCCGTGCGACCTCCTCCAACACTTCGTCTTCGTCCCAGTCCGGGTGGAC